GTATATATTGTTGTATAGTTTTCTTTTTATCGTACATAATTTATTCCTTATATTGTTACTTCAGTTCTCCATACAGAGGTTATATAATAATCTATTAATGAACCATGAGGAGCAGTACTAGCTGTTAAACCTATTGATACCTTAGCTCCTTTTTCTACAACAGGAGCATTGTTAAAATCGGATTGATTTATTTCTATTGTTGTATTATCTACAAGTGTAGTACTATATGTAAAACTAGCTACCTCATCTACAGTTGCATCCCCACTATCTTGTCTTTTAATTTTAAAAGTAAAGTTTGCACTAGGAGTATCAAGAGCCTCTGGTCTAAATAATATTTTGTGACAAGTCATTTTATATGGAGCTAAAAAAGCACTTCCAGCCGTATCCATATTAGCCGTTTCTTTCTCTCCTTGCCATGGTAAAAAATGTTCTGAGTTATCTAATGTATCAGCAAAATTATGATTGTAAATTCTGTAATCTATAAATTTATTAGTATATTCTAAAGTATTAGTAGTTAATTTTTTATCTACATACTCATTACCATCTGAAGACATATAAGATTTCCACTTTAACCCTTTATGTTTTCTATATATAGCAAGCCTACCATTTTCTATAGTTATAAAAGAACCACCTTCCTGTAAAGATGAATGACCACCTTCATTAAATGATTGAGGTTGTTCTGTAGAATTAACTAATCTTCTTAAGTTTCTAATCATTAACCTGCACTCACTTGTTTTAATCCTAGAACTCTATATTCTACTTGCATGTCATTTATATATAAACTTGTATCAGTATCCCAGCTATTAGTACCTTCTGTTATATCTATTTTAAAAGAAATGCTTTGAAAAGATACTATACTACTTGGAGAAAAAACAGCTACTTTATAATTACCACTAGATTGCACAAAAGAACCTGAGCTAAATGCCGTCCACGTACCATTTTGATTGATTTGATAATATATATTAGATGCAGGAATAAGAGTACTAGCTGTATGTCTATAATGAATATATAACTTGTAAAACTTTTTAATTAAAGAAGTTTGACCTAATGAAAAGTCAGGTGTTTGCACTCTATAATCTTTATGAACACTTGGTTCAGATTTAAAATTAGTAGTATATACTTTATTAGCACCTTCTCCTGCAAGGTCAGTTGCTTTGACATCATACGAGGTTACCAATCTACCTCTACTATCATTTATAAAATTAGTTAATACTGGAGTAAAACTAGCACCATTAGTAACTGTATCGTTAAAAGCGTTTGGGGCTATATCATCTGCGTATGAAAATGCTTGATTTTTAATATCATATACATATCCATGTCTAGCAGCATTAACTTTTTGAATTATTATAGCTTGATTTTTATCTGATATATAACCAACAGACATTTGATTTTGAGCACCATTAGCTGCTTCTGAAAAAGAAACCCAGTCTTCATCATTTATTTTACCATCAGCTACGTTAATAGTTGTTGAACCATTAAAGTAAAAGACTCCATTTCTATTTGCCCAAATAACTCCTTCGTTTCCCTTAGCTACTGAGTAAGGGTGAAGAACTCCTGCATTATATATTGTATCTTCAACAAACCAATTATTAGGGGATGAAGAAGCTACGTTAATTACCTGCATAGTTCTTTGTTTAAAAGCTAGTATTCTATCAGCAAAAGATTCTAACTTAACATAATTTTCTGCATCACCTTTAGAAGCTTCTATATAATTAAAATTAGGAAACGTGTCATACTTTCCTATTTCACTATACATTATTCTATCGCCATAACTACTAAATTCAGTTAATCCATCTATAGAACCAGATTCACCTTCATCGTATTTTACATTAGCAACAAAAGTCCTTCTTCCAGATATAGTAGCTGTTTTATAACTAGAACCTGATTGCCCAAATGATATTTGTTTTGTAGATTGAGAAAAACCATTTAATGAAGTATATGTTTCTATGCTTTGATTTTCTAACTCTAACATCCAATAAGTACTAGCCCTGTTACCTACTGTAGTATTATTAGGGTCAGTAATTCTAAAGTGATGGTCTCCAGAAACGCCTTGAGTTGTACTATCTTGAACCCATTGTTTGTAATCTGATAACATTGAAGTTCTAACACCATCTTTAATACTTATATCGGCAAGTAAAGTCCAATCTTCTCCAGAGCTAATATCTCCTAATCCATCTCCTTTTCTAATATATATTCTTCCACCAGATATTCTATTTGAAAAAGTAGTAGAGCTACTTGATACATCTTGAGAAGCAAAAACATTTATTAAAAGTTTTCTAAAGCCATTACTAGCTGTAAACGTAGTATTTAATTTATTTAAAAGAGACTCTTGGTTTCCGTCATATGTAAAAGTGCTTGCAAATTCATAGGTAGTAGCTTCCCATCCTCCTGAGTTTGAACCATGTTCTTCTATAGCTAAAGACCAACCAGTTCCATCAGCTGCAAATTCATTAGAACCATTAACGGTTGCAATTCTATCTCCACCTGTTGGTTTTGCTAAATCATTATCTTCAGCATATAAGTTAGAAGGGATAACTCTACTTGTAAAACTTGTTAATTCAGCAGCAGTAGCTTCATTTCCAGCAACTGCATAAAAGTGGTCTCTTTTAATATATCCATACCATTTAGGTTTTGACATATTTTGTCTATTCCCATCGGCTACCCTAACCGCAGAGTTAACTGAATAAAAAACCCAATTAGGGTAAGAATTTGTAGAAGATATTGTTTCTAAATCTATTACATCTGCTGTTACAGCACCAGTAGAATCTTTATATACATCAATTTTATTATCATCTGTATTTCCATAAAGTATAGCAATGTCATCTTGAACACCTACTCTTTTAATAGTGATAGTTGCACTAGCTAATATATCTTCAGCGGTTACATCTTCAGCTAATTCAATAGCTGTAGCACCATCTGTACTACCTTTTGTAGTTATTTCGTGACCATTGTAATTAGGTACTATAACTCTATCTGAAGCACTTGAAGCTGTTGAGTTAGTAGGTAATATTCTTTGTATTGTAAATATACCATTGTTATTAGTTGTGCCACTTATTTCTATTTTAATCGGTATGTCATCATGACTATTTAATAAAGAGTTATTTGAATTTGTTAAAATTGATGCACTTGATGTGTGCCCAACTCCAATAATAAGTAAGTTTGCAGGGGGGACAACTATATTAAAATCTGGCTGAGTGTCTCCTTTTGGAATAAATGAGACGTAATAATTATTACTTGTTCCATCTGCATTTCCATATGGATTAGAACCTGTATTTAATTGAACATCTCCAGTAGGTGTTATTCCTGTTAATGAAAATCCAGCTACACCAGACTCATCATCGTATTCAAAATAATGTAATCCATAACCCGGATTAACCGAAGATGCTATTGTAGGAGTGTTATTAGTCCCCGGCTTGTAAGCTTCTCCACTATTTGTTTGTTCATCAAATTTTCCCCTAGGTCTAAGTTCACCTAGATTGCTTACATCAAAATTAACTAAATCAACAGCTTCCCCTACTGCTAAATCTCTAGGGTTTTTTACAGTATTAATTCCTCTAGCAAAACTATTTATATTTAAATATTGCTTAGGCATTAATCAAGTATCTCCACATGTACTAAGTCGTCAAACCCATTGTCTTTAATGTCGCCATCAGAATCCCAATCACCACCCCAACGAACTTTAACTCCTAGTTGTTTAGCTATACCTCTAATCATACCACCCATATAATGAAACCCATCTCTATTATCCCAGTCTATAGGGTAAGGAGATAAGTCTACTGCTTTACCTTCCATATGTTTAGAGTACTTAACCTTGGTAGCACCTTTCTTTAAAAGTTGCTCTTGTCTTTCTTGAGTACGTAGACCTTCTATTATAGTAACATCCATTATCTTAATTAGTTCATTAAGAACGTTTACTAATTTAGTATCTACACCCTCTAATCTTTTCTTGCTTGTTTTTCCAAATCTAGGCATTGCGAACCTTCCTTGCTATTGATTTACTGTACTTAGCTTTTTGTTTGCCCTTAGCAGAAGCGGCTTTCTTTTTTTTATTTGTGCTAGCTTTTTGAGATGGAGTAAGACTTTTCCTAGTTGACTCAGGTAAGTAACGCCCACGTTTTGGTTTTGGTTTAGACGCATCACCCTTGCTTACATAATCCCACTTTTGCTTGCCCCATTTAGATAAACTATTACTAGATGACTTCGCTCCCTTATAACCACCACCTGCTTTTTTATATTTAGAAACAGCTAGTTGCGCTTTACGAGCAGACCATTGTCCTTTCTTTCCACCCTTAGTACTAGACTTTACGCTTGATACAATTCTTTTCCATAGAGCAGGTTTTGATTTTGTAGCTGAAGCCATTATTTACTTTTCTTAGCCATTACTTTTGACTTCTTACTTAAGGCAGCAAAGTGAAAAAGTTTCTTTGAGGTCTTTGAATGAGTCTTACCTGTATGAGCTTGACCGTTCTTCATCTTATGCATACCACCCTTCCAAGCTTTCCCATCTACTGTATAATGTTTAACGCCTTTCATAATTACTCCTTTACCATTTTACTTTATCAGCCCAATAAGCTGCAGACATTTTACCTTTCTTTATATTCCTTCCATGCCTAGCCTTGAAAGATTTTCTTTTAGCTTTCATCCTTGCAGACTCACCAGCTTTTGGCTTACCTGCTGTACTAGCTCCTTGTTCTCCAAACCTAATTGTTTTAATTTGAGCTCCTACCTTAGCCACAACTACGTGGCTTTTCTTTGGATGACTTGGAGTCCTTTTAGGTTTATTAAAACCTGCTACTCCAGCTCTCTTTAATCTAGAATCTTTAGCCATCAATCAAACTTTTTCATTACTTTTTTTATTTCAGCAACCATTTCATCATCTTTTTTAGATTTAGTGGCTTTAGCAACAATATCTAATACCCATATAATAAAATTCTTAATTCCTTTTTTCTTAATCTGGCGGTCAATCCACTTAGATAACATGCTCATTTTGATTCTTCCTTTTTTACGATTCTAGTTATTCCTTTAAAAACTACATCAAGTAGTATATCATCTTTGTCAC